GGATTATTTACCCATGGGAAATGAGCGATTCAAAACCCATTCAAGATTATTTAGTTGATGGAGCTAAGGAAAGAAGAGATAAATTAGATGAATATTATAAATCAAATAAATAAATAAACATATGAATTATTGGCAAGTAGACGTAAAGTTAACAATAGAACACGAAAGTGGTAAAATCCAAAAAGTAACAGAAAAATATTTAGTAGATGCTGTTTCACCAACAGACGCAGAAGCAAAAGTATTTAAGGATTTTGAAGGAGAAAGTAATTTTTCAATTACTAAAATAGCAAAAACTAAAATTATTAAAATAATTACTTAATGGGAAAACAAACAAAATTAGATTTTGGATTTAAAAACTTACCAAAATCCGCAGACGTGCCTTTTGTTAATGAAGTAGAAATTTTTAACGACACGTTTGGAAAACCAAATGCTTATGAACCAACAATACCAGAAAAAAAAGAGTGGCAATTCGTTTACGACTTCGTACTCGAAGAACTTGAAGAATATAAAGAAGCTTGCGAAAAAGGAGACATCGTGGAGGTTTTGGACGCTTTGTGCGATCTTACTTATGTTGCCACTGGGAACGGTACTATGCTACATGGCCTTAAAAATAAGATATGGCCAGCTTATCAAGAAGTACAAGCAAGTAATATGTCAAAAGCTTGCGTATCTGAAAAAGAAGCCTTGGATACCGTCCGCTTACGAAGTAAGGAACAAGGTGAGGCCTGCCATTTTGAGAAACTTGAGGAAGGACGGTATATTGTCTATAGATCTAGAGACAAAAAAGTAATGAAAAATGTTAATTATTTTAGACCGGATTTAACTCAATTTTTTACTACTGAGGAATTAGCTAAAAACTATTTAGCAGAAACGATTATATAAAACTTAGGCTCCCGTAGGGAGCTTTCGTATATTTACATCAAATAAAAGTTATATAAATGTATAAGAAAGCATATACTGGTAATAAATTAAAACATTTAGGTCCTAATTGGGTTGAAATTCATCTTTGGGAAGAAGATAAAGGACACCAAATAGTACCTTATAACAACATAGCATATCAGGAATGTACTGAAGAAGAACAAACCCATACGGGGTTAAATGGTGAGCCTCTTAAACCAATATCTAAGTGGTTTTTTTCAAAAAATCCTGATTATAGTTCTAAGAATACCCCAAATTTACATTTCCACGATATGAAACCTCATCAAAAATTTCTAGTTGAAAAGTATGGTGTAAATGATGTTCCATCTAAGGGACACAGAGAAGTATTTTTTGATATTGAGTGTGAAATAGGAGGTGCTTTAACTGAAGAATATATTGAAGATGCACCAATGCCTATTACTTCTATTGCTTGGTGGGATAAACAAAAAGATTATTGGTCTATTCTTATTTTGGATAAAAAGAGTCAATTATCTCATACTAAAACAGGTAAGAATAAAAACAAGGAAATTATACCTTGTGCTACTGAAAATGAATTATTAGCTAAATTCGTTGAAGCAATAAGAGAAATGGATCCTGACATTTTAGTAGGATACAATTCAGATTATTTTGATATACCTTATTTATACTATAGAATGTGTAGAACCATAGGTAAAGATTGGGCTGACCATTTATCTCCAATTGGTAAGGTAGTTGCTAAGAAAAACAACAAATACTTCTTTAAACAAAACCAATATGTAGATATTATAGGTATTGAATCTTTAGATTATATTCGTTTACATAAGAAGTATAGTTGGAAGGATGAACCCAGCTGGAAGTTAGATGCTATTGGAGCTAAGTATGTTGGTATGAACAAAATTGAATATGAAGGAAACTTAGATCAATTATTTGCTACCGATATTCATAAATTTATCCAATATAACTTTGTTGATGTAGAAATACTTCAAAAGTTAGACGAAAAACTACAATATTTAGCTTTAACAAAGAACATAGCACACAAAGGAAAACATAATTATAGTGAAGTATATGCCAATAGTATCTCACAAGATGGAGCAATTTCAGCTTATTTATTATCACAAAATATAATCCCACCACCCAAAGAACCTAACCCTCAAAAGAAAGAAACTTATGCTGGAGGATACCTTTTTTGCCCCAAAGCAGGATTATATAAATATATGTTTGATGAGGATTTAACATCGCTGTATCCGTCTATAATAATGTCTATAAACATAGGTAAGGAAACATTCGTGGGTCGTATTGTAGATGCTAATGAGCGTAATAATAGACTGGGACTTAACGATTTAAAAGAAAAAGATCCTGAGGAACTGTTGTTAGTTGAAAATGGTAAACGTAGACAAACTAATGTTAAAGTAAGTGACTTAATTAATATAATTGAATCCCAAAAGTTAGCTGTAGCCGCTAATGGTTCAATGTTTAGAACAGATAAAGAAGCAGTATTATCTACTATTCTTAAAAAATGGTTTGAAGAACGAGTTATTTATAAAAACCGTATGAAAAAGGCATATAAAGCAGGTGATAAAGAATTAGGTGAATATAATCATTTAATGCAATATACTATGAAAATTTTGTTGAATTCACTTTATGGTGCGACAGCTCTACCAAGCTTTAGGTATGGTATGAATTTCCAAACATTAAGTGAAGCAATTACATTATCAGGACACAGAATAATCCAAGAATCAGCTTTATGTGCTAATCGTCATATAAATAAGGTTATGAGGGATGAAATAAAATTAGACATATAAACCCGCGCAAACCAAGAGGTAGCGCGTTAAACGCGCGTAAAATGCGCATAAATTGCATAATACTATGGCACTTAAAAAACAATCAATTAGAAGTAATCAATTAATTACCGAAAATGGAGAACCCGTTTCTAAAGAAGAATTAATAACAAGAAGTGAAGAATGGAGTGAGATCCAAGAAAGTTTCTTTAGAAAAATGCTTAAACAAGGAGGAACATTTAAAGTTTCAGGTATTAAATATAAAGTAGAATTAATTGAAAGAAATGATTTAGATTCAAACGGAAATAAACCCATCAAAGTACCACCATTACCTGGAGAAAGAACATTTTAAAATATAAAAAATATGATATTACAAGAAGCATATAATTGGTATTTAAGTAATAACCCTAATACCTTAAGATCTTCCCAATTAAACAAAGTAATAGGGGAAATTGAAGATGATTTTGATTTTGAAAAAGTTATCTGTATAGAAACAGGAGCTTCCCATAATTGGGATGATGGTTGTGTTGGAGCGTTTTTTGCAAAAATATGTGAATTAACAAATGGAGAACTCCATTCAGTAGATGTTAACCCTGAATTAGTTAATAATAGTGAATTATTATATAAAAGTTTAGGATTTACCAATACCTTCCACCACATTGATGATTCAGTAAATTACTTACATAATACAAATGTAATCCCTAACATAGTTCATTTAGATTCATGGGATTTAAATCTTAGAAACCCATTTCCAAGTGCTCTACATGGTTGGAATGAGTTTAACGCCATTGAAGATAAAATGCCATTAGGATCTATTTTAATTATTGATGATAATTATTTTAATGGTACTTGGGTTGAATGGAAAAACAATCGTAATGATGAAGAATGGGATAAAGTAACTATTAATTATCCTATTGTAGGTAAAGGAAGCCATATATACGATTTTGTTGAAAGTGGTAAAAGTAACTGGGAGAAATTAAGTTATGATGGTGTTGGAGCAAATGAAAAATTAGTTTATAAAAAAATATAAATATGTTAGTAGAAGTATCAAACGGAGAATTATTAGACAAAATTTCAATTTTAGAGTTAAAAATGCTTAAAATTGAGGATGAAGAAAAATTAGTTAATGTCCATAAAGAATTTGACACCTTAAACCCATTAGTTGTAGAATTATTTGAAAATCATGATGGTCAACTTCAAAATCATTATCTTGAATTAGCTAAAATTAATGGCGAACTTTGGGATATAGAAGATTGGATTAGAGATTGCGAACGTGAGAAGAGATTTGACAAAGAATTTGTAGAACTAGCTCGTTCTGTGTATATTACCAATGATAAGAGATGTGAAGTTAAAAAATTAATTAATATTTTAACATCATCAGGTTTAGTAGAAGAAAAATCATATAAAGAATATTAATGAAACATTTAGAAGAAACACCTTGGTGGATTTGTGATACAGATGATGAGAATTATTGTGCTTATGTAGACACGGATTCTAATTATTTTAATGCTGAACCGTTACTTCTTAAATTATATCCTAATTTTGAAGAACTTACTGATAAAGAAAAAGATGATATTTTAGAAAAAATAGCACTTAAGTATCAAGACGTTATTAATGAAGATTATGATAGATTAGCACGTGAAGCCTTTAATGTTACTGAACATAGACTTGAAATGAAAACAGAATGTGTTATTCGTTCAGCTTATTTTAGAGCAACAAGAAGATATGCACAGTGGATTACAAAACAGGAAGGTATTGAAAACGAAACACTAGACATTAAAGGTTTAGAGTTTATGAAAGCAAATTTCCCACCTATTTTAGGATCATTTTTTAATGATATATTACAACAAGTATTAAAGGGTGAAGAAAAAGCTAGTATCTTAGAGCAGATCAAAGTATTTAAAAAGTCTATACTAGATGGTTCAATACCTCTTACTAAGCTAGGCAACCCATCAGCAGTTAAAAAACTAGAGAAATACTCAGGTAAAAATGCTAGAGCAGGAGAAATGTTTACAGAAATACTTAAAGGTGCACCAGCACCTGTACGTGCTACTATTCGCTACAATGACTTATTAAGGTTATGGCAATTAGATAAAAAATACAATTTAATTACACAAGCAGATAAAGTTAAATGGATTTATTTAAAAGACAACCCATATAAAATAGAGGCATTAGCATTTTTTGATTATGAGATGCCTGAAAAGGTAAATGATTTTTTAGAAAGATATGCTGATAGACAAAAAGTATTTGATTCAATATTACTAAATAAATTAGAAGGTTTCTTTTCGGACTTGCAATGGTCTTTAGATTTAAATCCTTACACAAATGCATTAGCATCCTTTGAGATATAAAATAAATTTCGTATATTATAACTATGGTAAATAAAAATACATTAACATCAGTCATTTCAAAATATTATTTAAACGGGTTAAATAATCAAGTAAAATGGAGAATTAAAGATAATCAACTTACCGTTTACGCAGGTAGTAATGGTAGAGTATGTAAAGTAATACATAATAACTTTAACTTAGAAGATTCTGAATTAGGTGTATTTGATACACATAAACTTAGTAAATTAATCTCTATCACTAGTGGTGAATTAAATATATCCCTTGAGAAAATAAAAGCAGTTTATACTAAAATGCATGTTGCTGATCTAAATTTTGATTTAACTTATTCACTAGCAGATATTTTAATTTTAGGTAAAAATACTTATTATGAAGACCCTGAAGAATTCGAAATACAAATAGATTTAACACGAGAAGATATTGACCATTTAATTAAAGCAAAAGGTGCTTTAGCTGATGTAAACAATATGTTAATTACTACTACTCAAGATTTTGATGGAGTAAATGTATGCGAAATTATATTTGGTGATAATACTGGTTTTTCAAACAAAATTACTTATCAACTTAGAGGAAATATTACCAAAGGAGATATTCAGATTCCATTTGATTCAGACATATTTAAGGATATATTAAGTGCCAATAAAGATATGGAGAAAGGTACATTAAAAATATCTGAAGTAGGTATGTTAAAAGCAAATTTCTCCACAGAAGAAACAGAAAGTGAATACTTTATCGCGAGGAACGAATAGGTCATATACGTATAATCGAATTTAATATTGTATAGCTAGGGCATGCTGTTATATTCACAAATAATAAACCGAGAGCTTCGGCCTCACAAAAACTAAATGATATGAGTACATTATTCAACGAACAATCAAAGTTCGACTTACTATTCCGTAACCTTTTTAAGGCAGACGGAGTTTTCCAACCAACAACGTTTGAAAACAAACAACCCCACCCACTAGATATTTATTATGACGATGAAGGACTTCATTTTGAAGTTGCCTGCACTGGTCTAACTAAAAAGGATATCCTATTAGAAATTGATGGTGATCTTTTAAAAATTATCTATGATAAACCAACCGAAGAAGAAGATTACAGTGGTTACATCTATAAAGGATTAGCTAAAAGATCTTTTAACTTAGGTTATAAAGTAGCAGCTAAATTCGAACTTGAGAAATTAGAAGCAGAAATGAAAGATGGTTTGCTCCATTTATTTATTCCAATCGCGGAATCCAAAAAAGCAAAAACAATTAAAATAAAATAAAAGTTTTACCAAAAAAGCGTGTCCTAGCGCAATACTATTCGTATATTCACGATATATTAATAATATAAACTAAATAAGTTATGTCCGAACAAAAACGTAGGAAATCAATACAAGTAATTACTGACCCTTTATTAGAACCATTCTTTATTACTAAGGATGAGTACAGTTATACTGTAAAACAAAATGTTACATCAGATGCAACACATTTTAGATCAAAGGGAAATGCAAAAACATATGAAAAGTCATTGTATTACTTTGCACGTTTCGATCAGGCATTAAATAAGATATGTGATTTAAAATCAGATACCGAGAATTACGATAGTTTAGAAGAGTATATTAACAATTATATAAAAATTAGTACTAACATTAAAAATTACACAGATGGAATTAGAAGCATTGTTTGATGCAGTAATCGTTAAACCAGCCGATGTTGAAGAAACAACTTATGGCTCAATTATTGTACCTGATTTAGGTAAAGATAGAAATGAACATGGAACCGTAGTAGCGGTAGGTCCAGGTCAAAATACTCTAATGGGAACCTTTATCGAAACAACAATACAGGTAGGTGATAAAGTTGTATTACCAACGGTAGGTTTTACTAAATTACAACATTTGGGGGATGAATATTACATTGGCCCTGAAAACCAAATTTTAGCAAAAATTAATAAAAAAGACACAAAAGAAGATGAGTAAACAAGTTACATTAGGCTCAATAGCCAGGGAAAATTTAGTTAAGGGTATTGATATATTAGCTGATGCTGTTGTATCAACATTAGGCCCTAACGGTAGAAATGTTGTTATCGCCAATGATAATGGTGCTCCACAATCAACAAAAGATGGAGTAACAGTTGCTAAATCAATTACCCTAAAAAACCCAGAACAAGAGTTAGGGGTACAATTGGTAAAACAAGCAGCAATTAAAACAGCAGAAAAAGCAGGTGATGGTACAACTACATCTACTTTATTAGCTCGTGAAATGGTAAAAGCAGGATTAAATGCTTTAAATAATGATGAGAATGCTGTTCAAATTAAGAGAGACATTGATGTAGCTGTAAAACAAGTAGTCACTAACCTAAAACTACAAATCTCAGAAGACATTTCAGGTGAAGAACAATTAGAACAAATTGCTACAATTTCCGCAAATAACGACCCAGAAACTGGGAAGTTGATTGCTACAGCTATTGATAAAGTAGGTATGGAAGGTGTTGTACATATTGAGGAATCTCGTACAGGAGAAACATATCTTGAAACCGTTGAAGGTATGCAGTTTGATAGAGGTTATAAATCTCCATATTTTGTTACTAATAATAACACTATGACCGCAACCCTAGATAATCCACTTATTTTAATTGCAGATACAAAAATTACACAAGTAAAAGAATTATTACCTATACTTGAAAGTGTATCATCACAAGCAAAATCATTACTAATTATTGCTGAAGATATAGACCAAGAAGCATTAGCAACTCTTATTGTTAATAAAATGAGAGGTACCATGAAGGTATGTGCTGTTAAAGCTCCTGATTTTGGTGATAGACGTAAATTAGTCTTAGAAGATATTGCAGTTACAACAGGTGGTGTGGTTTTTGACAAGCAAAAAGGAATGAAAATGGATAAGTTTAGTTGGGATTGGTTTGGAGAAGCTAGAACCGCAACTATAGATAAAGAAAAAACTACTTTAGTAGATGGAAAAGGAACAGTTGAAGCAATTGAAACACGTATTGAAGAATTACAACAACAAATTGACAAAGCAGACTCCCCATTTGAAGTCGAAAAACTCCAAGAAAGACTTGCGAAATTCGTTGGAGGAGTAGCTGTTATTCATGTAGGTGGTAACACTGAAACTGAAATGAAAGAAAAGAAAGATAGAGTTGATGATGCGTTACATGCAACTAAAGCTGCTATCGAAGAAGGGATTGTTCCTGGTGGTGGAATGGCTTTACTATACGCCTCTAAAGATATAAAATCATCTTCTACTGGAGCAAGTATTGTAAAGAAGGCATGTAGAAAACCATTTAATCAAATCTTAGTTAATGCCGGTTATGACAATACCCAAGCAGAAATATTATCTGCACAACTAGTTACAGAGGGTAAAACCTGGAATGGTTACAACATTAAGACTGAAGAAATAGTTGATATGAAAGAAGCAGGTATTATTGATCCAACTAAAGTGGCTAGAGCAGCATTACAAAATGCCGCTTCAGTAGCAGGTACTGTTTTATTAACAGAATGTACGGTGGTAAACGAACCATCAGAGGATACTCCTCAACAACAAGTAGACCCATCAATGATGGGATATTAATTAATAATAAATAAATAAATAAATAAAAATGACAAAACAAGAATTATTCGAGGAAATTGAAGTAAACTTCAACACCTTATCAGCAGAACACGTAGGGACAACAAAAGCATCTCAACAACGTGCTCGTAAAGCAGCAATGAAAATTAAGAACCTAATTACAGATTACAAAAAAGCATCTGTAGCAGAATCTAAATAACTTAATTGGGGGGGGTTTGTTTATCTCCCCCATTTTTTACATATGTATAATAAAATGAAAAAATGTACTACATGTAAAAAGGAACAACTTTTAACTGACTTCCACAAAGATTCATCACGTAAATCTGGGTTAACAAACAAATGTAAAAAATGTTCTTACCTATGGGATAAAGAACGTAATTTACTTCCCAAAAATAGACTTAGGTCAATTATTACAGTAAGATTAAATCTAAACAAAAGACTTGGTCTATACACAAGAGGTAAAACATATAAAGAGGAATTAGGGTGTGAATTAAGTGAATGGCAGTTATATTTAGAAAAGCAATGGTATGGTGAAATGGATTGGAGTAACTTTGGGGAACATTGGCAAATACATCACAAAGAACCTCTAAACATAAACCAAAATTTTCATTATACTAACACTGAACCATTAACAAAAGAGGACCATAGAGAACTTCATTCTAAATATGGATACTAATTAGGATACCGCATAAATATTTCGTATATTATACACATGGAACCAAAACAAAGAACAGAAATCGAAGAAACTATCATTCTAATAGCTAGACGAGTACCACCAGGTGATAAATGGAGATTAGTTGCAAATGAACCTGATGGTCCATTACATAAATCCCTAACAGACACGTTAGAAGCTTATATGGTAAAAACTGGATTCAGAGGTGAGTATAGATTAGCTCCTTTAAAAGGTGAATTATACGCTATTAGCACAGAAGAAATAAATGTTACAATAGAACAACCAAAAAAATACTCAATTTATGGGGAATTCGGAGAATAGTTTATTAGTAGAAAAATACAGACCAAGTAAGTTAGAGAACTATGTCGGAAACGAGAATATTAAAAAATCTATTGCTAAGTATTTAGATCAAAATGATATTCAAAATTTAATATTCTATGGACCCGCAGGAACGGGAAAAACAACCCTTGCAAAAATCATCATCAAAAACCTTGATTGTGACCACCTTTACATTAATGCCTCAGATGAACGTGGTATTGAGACTATTAGAGATAAGGTACAAGGATTTGCTATGGTGGCTTCGTTTAAGCCACTTAAAGTTGTCATATTGGATGAGGCTGATTTTCTTACTATTCAAGCTCAAGCTTCACTCCGTAATATCATTGAAACATTTTCGCGCACTACTAGGTTTATAATGACGTGTAATTTTGTAGAGCGTATTATTGATCCTTTACAATCAAGATGTCATGTTTTAAAAATTGTACCTCCTACTAAAAAAGACGTAGCTAGACATTTAGCTTGGGTTTTAGATCAAGAAAAGATTAGATATGAAATGCAGGACTTAGTTCCTTTAATTAATCAATATTACCCCGATTTACGTAAATGTATTAATACTATACAGTTATCTACTATAGATAATGATTTAAAATTAGATCAATCCATACTAGTATCATCAAATTATATTGATAAGGTTATTAATGAATTATCTAATAAAGCTAATTTTAAAACGGTTCGTCAAATAATAGCTGACGCCAATGTAGATGATTTTGATGAATTGTTCAAATCTTTATATGAGAAAGCAAATGAATATCTACCTGGTAAAGAAGGTACAGCAACTATTTTAATAAACGAACACCAATACAAATCAAACTTCCGTATTGACAAGGAAATAAATATAATGTCATTAATTCAACAAATAATAAATAACAAGTAAAATTATGGAACAACCAGTTCAACAACCCAAAATTGATTTATCAAACACTTCAGCATTAAAAAACTTTGATGGTGGAGACACATTTAGACAAGAATTTATTATTCGTAAAGTATCTAGATTTGTTACAGGAACAGAAGAAGATGCTATGATGCCAATCCCTGTATTTGTATGTACATCTTCTGGTAAAATTGTAGGTGAAGGATTACCTCCAGAATTAAGAGAAGAATATAAAGATATAACTCTTTAATGAAAAACATCTTTGATTGGTTAAAAGCAATTAATACTACCAAACCCCCAGTTGAGTCTTTTACAGACAAAGACTGGGAAGTTTGGAATAGTTATATGATACATAGATTTTTGTCTATGAATCCTGATTATATAGAAGTTGTAAATTATGTTCAAGATTTTCCACCACAGGAAAAAAGAATGATTTATAATATATATAGAGAATTTATTCCTAAAAATAATAAATGGAGTAAATATATCAAGTCTAAGGTAAAACAACCTAACACGGATCTAGTTAACCATATTAAAGATAATTTTCAATGTTCAAGCAAAGAATCAAAAGAATATATATCTATGTTGGATAAGCAACAAATAGGTCGTATATTGACGAATAGAGGAATTGATAAAAAAGAAATTAAAAAAATTATAAAATGAATACATTATTATACAAAATGTTATTATCTTCTGCGGAAGCAGATAGAGCAAAATCAGTGTTATCCCTTGATTTGTTAGGGAAGAATGCAGTAGGAATTGGTGACCATTCAACCGGAGATTTTTATAAAAGTGCTGAAGAAGCACTTAGGATGTTGATTGATGCTGATGGGAGAATTGAAATCCTAAAAAATGAATTTTTACAAATGACACAATTAAATGGGTAGTTCAGTAAGTAAATGGTCAGAAACTAACAATTCAACAATATCAATTCCAATAAATACAAAAATGAGCGATAGAGAAATTATGAATGCTAAAAATGGTAAAACAGACGAGATAGATGTAATTTTACATTTTGAAGAACAATACCCTGAATTATCAGAAGAATTTCAGAATATACAAGAGGAACAATATGAAATGTTTGCTCGTAAACACATGGACTATGGTTTAAATAACATAGCATTAGGCGGAGATATCGTTAATAATAGCGATGATAAACAATTCTCACTAACTGGGTTATGCATTAGATTAACCGATAAAATTTCACGTTTAAAAAATCTATTAGTTAATGGTAGATCATTTGTTGAAGGTGAAGGTATGGAAGATACTTTTATTGATATAGCCAATTATGGCATCATTGGGCTCTTAGTTGGGCGCGATAAATGGAAAAAATAGTTTGGCGAAAAAACTCCCAAAAATAGTAAAGGAAATAAGGAATAATCCACCTTCACCCGTTAATTATGCATATCAAAAGAATATATCATATTCTCAGATGTCTATATTTAGAGGATGCCCCCATAGATGGAAACTCCAGTATAAAGATAAAATTAAACGATTTACATCTTCTATACATACTGTTTTTGGAACTGCCGTCCATGAAGCAATGCAACATTATTTAGATGTAGCATATGAAAAATCGTTTGCGGCCGCCGATAGAGATATCAACATGGAAGAATATTTCCAAGAAGCATATATAGGTGAATACCAAAAGCAATATAAGTCAAACAAATCAGAACATTTCTCAGATGCAGCAGAAATGAGAGAATTTTTTGATGATGGTATTGCTATATTAGATTGGTTTAAGAAAAAACGTAGTAGATATTTTAGTAAAAAGGGTACATATTTAGTGGGTTGTGAAATACCTATTGTAGTAGCACCAAATAAAATGTTGAATAACGTATTATATATGGGATATCTTGATGTTGTCACATATCATGAGGAAACAGAGACATTTAAAATAATTGACATAAAAACCAGTACTAATGGGTGGAACGACTATGCTAAAAAAGATGAAAATAAACAATTCCAACTATTACTTTATAAACAATATTTTTCAGAACAGTATGGGATACCTTTAGATAAGATTGAAATTGAATTTTTTATCCTTAAGAGGAAAGTATTAGATCCTGATGATGAAAAGCTTATGTCACCCTATCAAGCTTATAGAGTACAACAATTTGTACCACCAAGTGGTAAAATTAAATTATCAAGAGCAAAAAACGCTATTAATGATTTTATTAATGAGTGTTTTAATTCAAGTGGAAAAATAAAAGAAGCAGATTATCCAAAATCTCCTTCTAAATGGAATTGTAATTTTTGCCCTTATGGAGAAGATAAAGAATTGTGTGGAGCCAAACAACATTTTTCGTAAGTTCATACATATGTATATATAATAAATAACGTTTTAATAAATAGAGATTATGAGTACAACAAAAAACCAGACACTAACTAGTGTCAAAGTACAAACCCCCCTATTCGAGGAATTTAAAATTGAATGTGTAAAACGTAAATTTTCATTTCAAAAACTTGCAGACCGTGCTTTGTTTTTGTATCTTACAGACGAAGATTTCCGTAAAAAAATTACTAATCAAATCAATCTCGAAATAAAGGACTATGAGTAAGAAATTTAAATATATCCCTAAGGATAAACGAAAAAAAATACTTTTAATTTGTGATGATATTAGAGTACATTCTGGAGTAGCTACGGTTGCTAAAGAAATTGTAGTTCATACAGCAAATCATTTTAACTGGAGTCAAATAGCAGGTGCTATAAAACACCCAGAAAAGGGTAAAGTACTTGATTTATCTAGTGAAACCAATAAAATGGCCGGAATTGATGATACTTATGTTAAATTGTTTCCAGTAGATGGTTATGGTAATGAACAAATTTTAAGGGATATTATCAGGGTTGAAAAACCAGATGCCATAATGCTATTTACAGATCCAAGGTATTTTGATTTTGTCTTTAGAATGGAAGCTGAAATTAGAAAAACATGCCCTATTATTTATCTTAACATTTGGGATGATTTACCAGCTCCAATGTATAATAGTGCTTTTTACGAAGCTTGTGATCTTTTATTAGGTATTTCAAAACAAACTGTAAACATTAATAAGCTAGTTTTAAAAGATAAAGAAAAAAATAGACTATTTAAGTATTTACCTCATGGTAAAAATGAAAATATATACTATCCCTTAACACAAGAAGAAAAATCAACTAAAGAATTTAAAGATTTTAAAAAGAGTTTATTCAAAAATAAAACCCCTAAATTTATTTCTTTCTTTAACTCTCGAAACATTAGAAGAAAACAAATTCCTGATACCCTATTAGCATTTAGAGAATTTTTATATTCCCTTCCTAAAGAAGAAGCTAAAGACTGTTATCTAGTACTACATACTGAAGCAGTAACTGATCATGGTACTGATTTATATAAAGTAAGAGAATTTTTGTTTGGTGAAGATTTTGAGGACCAAATTATATTCTCTCATCAAAAATATGATGATAAAGTATTAAATTGGTTATATAATATAGCAGATGTTCAAATTCTAATTACTTCTAATGAAGGGTGGGGATTAACATTAACAGAAGCTATACTATCAGGAACACCTATTATTGCCAACACAACAGGTGGAATGCAAGATCAAATGAGGTTTGTGGATAACAACGGAGAATGGTTTACACCTGATGCTAATGTTCCTTCAAACCATAGAGGTACTTATAAAGAACATGGTGAGTGGGCTTTTCCAGTATATCCTGCTTCAAGATCAATTCAAGGTTCTCCTCCAACTCCTTATATATTTGACGATAGATGTAAGTGGGAAGATGTTACTGAAAGATTAAAAGAAGTATATTCTATAGATAAGGATGAACTTAAAGCCCGAGGATTAAAAGGTAGAGAATGGGCTATAGGAAATGAAGCAGGTTTTACTTCAGGACATCAAGCTGAAAGATTTGTAAGTGCTGTTAATGAATTATTTGATACTTGGGAACCAAGAGAAAAATATGAAATAGTAAATGCTAATGAATATAAAGGAAAATTTTTAAACCATAAAATAATTTATTAATGAGTAAACCAATTTTTATAATAAGCTGCCCTTTTGATACTTATAGTGGTTATGGGGCACGCTCAAGAGATATAGTAAAAGCTATAGTACAATCAGATAAATATAATGTAAAATTGCTACCACAAAGATGGGGATCTACATCATGGGGTTTTTGCGAATCACACCCTGAATGGGAATTTTTAAATGATTTAAAAGTATTAAAAGTAGAATCTAAACCTGACATTTGGATGCAGATAACTATCCCAAATGAATTTCAAGCTGTTGGTAAGTACAATATTGGATGTACTGCAGGAATTGAAGCTGATTTATGCAAACCCGAATGGGTTGAAGGGTTAAACAGAATGGATAGAAATTTTGTTTCCTCAAAGTTCACAAAAGCAATGTTTGAGTCACAGTCTTTTGATAAAAAATCAAGACAAACAAACCAAGTTATAGGGAATGTTAAATTAGAAAAACCTATAGATGTTGTTTTTGAAGGTGTAAATTTAGATATTTATAAACCCTTAAAAAATAGCGAATTAAATACCTTTGATTTTACGGGTATTAAAGAATCATTTTGTTACCTATTTGTAGGACATTGGATGAAGGCGGATTTTGGACATGATAGAAAAAATGTTAGTTTGTTAGTAAAGGCATTTTACGAAACGTTTAAAAATAAGAAAAAACAACCTGCACTAATATTAAAATCTTCTACGGGTGTAGCAGGTTATATGAGTAGAGATGAGATCTTAGATAAAATTAAACATATCAAAAAATCAGTGGATGGTAAAAACTTACCTAATGTATATGTCTTAAATGGGGAATTCACAGATTCAGAGATGAATGAGTTGTATAATAACCCTAAAGTAAAAGCTATGGTTAGTTTAACTAAGGGAGAAGGATTTGGTAGACCATTGTTAGAATTCACAACTTCTGGAAAACCTGTTTTAGCTTCTGGTTGGTCAGGTCATACTGATTTTCTACATAAAGAATTTTCAACACTTATTCCTGGGGAACTTGAATTAGTTCACCCATCAGCCGCTAATAATTGGTTAGTCCCAGAAGCTAAATGGTTTAAGCCAGATACTAGATATGTTGGTGGTATGTTTAAAGACATATTTGAAAAATACAAAGACTTTTTAAATAATAGTAAAAGACAAAGATATTATACTGAACAAAATTATAGTTGGAATCATATGGAAAAATTAGTTAATCAAATTTTAGATGACAATATACCAGAATTCCCTAAAAAAATGGAGTTAAAACTCCCAGAATTAAATATACCTAAATTATGAAACACGACTCATTAAAGGAATGTACTAGATGCAGCTCAGACGCATGTTATTCACAAGAAGTAACCAAGGATATTAATATTGAAATGTGTTATGGGTGTGGTTTCCAAAGTAATAGTATTATCAAAAAAGGAAACGACTTCTTCAACCAACAATTTGAAAACCTCCCTGAATTGTATAAAGAATTAATGGATGAAGAAGAAGAAACAGGTAAAGTATGGATGCCCACTATTATCAATTTAAAAGATAAAGGTATGGTTTTTGCTGATGGGACAGGTAGAGATAATTGGAGATGGGCTGCTGTTAAAGCAATACCCGTACTTGAAGAAGAATTAGAAAAATATAAGGGAGAAAAACATAGAGCAGATATGTCCACTATAAAACATTTTGAAGAACGTGGATTTATAGAAGCACTTTCGTATATTGGAGTATTACCAGAATAAAATATGAAGATACTAGTTACAGGGGGAGTTGGGTTTATAGGTACAGCTTTAATCAAAAAGTTACTAAATGAAGGATATAATGTCCATTCATTAGATAACTATGAAGTTGGGTTAAAAGAGAATGAAGTTGATGGTTGTAATTACCATGTAGGGGATATTGAGAATATTCACCTTATGGATAAAGACTTTGACTTAATATTTCATTTAGCTGCACTATCCAGAATCCAACCCTCATTTAACAACCCAACAGAAACCTTTAGAGTTAATACTATTGGTACTCAAGATGTATGTGAATTCGCTAGATTATCGGGAGCTAAAGTTATATATGCTGGTTCCTCTTCTAGGTGGCATAACCCATACCAATCACCTTACGCCGCGTGTAAACACATGGGAGAAGAAGCATGTAAGATGTATAAAAAAACCTATGGAATGGATATCGAAATAGTCAGATTCTATAATGTATATGGTCCAGGTGAAATAGTAGATGGAGATTGGGCTGCTGTAGTAGGTAAATGGAGACGTCAAGTTAAAAATGGTGAACCCATTACTATTGTGGGTGATGGAGAGCAACGAAGGGATTTTACACACATAGATGACATAATAGAAGGGTTATGGAAGATTGGAGTTAAGGATATTAAACATGAAGATGCCTGGGAATTAGGAACAGGTATGAATTATTCTATTAATGAAGTGTATAACTGGTTTAAAGAAAGATTTGAAGTTGAATCCATTACAATACCAGACCAATCTGGTAACTATAGAGAAACTATTCGTGAAAATGATGACAGTTTAAAAAAATTAAATTGGAAACCAACTGATCAATTAAAAAATTATATATTAAAGTTATGAAAATAAGTTATGCTATAACAGTATGTGATGAATTTCTTGAAATACAGAGACTCCTCTCATTATTGCTAAATAATAAAAGAAGACAAGATGAAGTCGTAGTATTAGTTGATTTATCTAAAAATAAACCAACATCTGAATTACTAAGATACCTTCATGAACTAAGCTCAGAAGATTATATTACTTTAGTTGAAGATACTTTTAAAGGGCATTTTGCTGATTGGAAAAATTTATTAACAAAATCATGCAGTGGGGATTATATATTTCAAATAGATGCAGATGAATATCCTAATAAAGAGTTAATAGAAACACTTCCATTTTTATTAGAGATGAATAAAGATGTAGATGTTATGTTAGTACCTAGGGTAAATACTGTAAAAGGACTAACTCAAGACCATATAGCAAAATGGAGGTGGAGTATAAATGAAAAAGAATGGGTAAATTGGCCTGATTACCAGTGGAGAATTTATAAAAACGATCCTACTATAAAATGGGTAAATAAAGTACATGAAAAATTAGAAGGGTTTAAACAGTATGCTACTTTACCTATGGAAGAAGGATTTGCTCTATATCACCCAAAAGATATTGAACGTCAAGAAAAACAAAATAATTATTATAGTACGTTATGAAAATATTATATGTAACAAATTATAATAGTATTGCCAGAGCAAGTGGTGGGTTTATAAATGACTACCAAAATGATTTAGTGTTTTATGGATTAAGAGAGTTATATGGGGATGATGTAGTTGATTCTACACAAATAATCTCTCTTTATAAAGAATATGAAAATAAAATAAACCCAAGACATCTTTGGGGTGGAATGACTACTTTCTGGCTTATAGGAGAAAATAATATTGACAGAACTAATATTGAACAAAAAATTAAGGATAATTATTATGATTTAATTATTTATGGTGCTATCCAACGTTGTAAAGACTATTATGAATTAGTTTCACAACATTATTCTGATGATAAAATAATATTAATCGATGGTAATGATGAAACCGATTTAGATCCCCTATATAAAAAACACTTATATTTTAAACGTGAATTAATAGAAGAACACCCAAATCTAATTCCCATTACATTCGCAATACCAACACCTAAACTATCTAAACCTACTAAAAATAAATCACAAAATTACGCTACATGCATCCCAGGTCAACCTGAAACCTATATTTTCAAATCAGAACAACCCTACTACAAAGACTATCAAAAGTCATACTATGGGGTTACTATGAAAAAGGCAGGTTGGGATTGTATGAGGCATTACGAAATACTAGGTAATTACTGTATGCCTTATTTTACAGATTTAGAAGATTGCCCTAAAGATACTTTATCTCAATTCCCTAAAAAATTACTATTAGAAGCTAAGGAATTAGCTAATAATTTTGATAAACAAAAATATTATATTATATTAGACAAAGTGTTTGAACACACAAAACAACATTTAACTACTAAAAGTTTAGCTGAATATGTTATTAAAAAAAGTTATAAATAAATCTTATTATGGTACCAGTAATTATATTGGTAACTCAAATGATCTTATAAAGTTAGAACAACTTATTTTATACAATTTAAAAGTATTAAAAGAGTATAAAGGTATTATAGTAGCTACTAATTACAAAGACTTAGATTTAGCCATTAAAAATGCAGAAATATGGTTAAGGTATTTTCCTGATTGTCATATTATTGATTTAAAAGAAAATAGGGGACATAATTTTGGAACAGC